GTTAGCATTACGTACAGGAATAAAGAAATCTTCATCGTTTCCAAGAATATTGAAACGATAATCTATTTGACCACTATCAGGATATACCTGTTGTTGTTTCTTAAATCGGGTTGCAACCTTTTGGATGTATTCTTCTATATCGTCTTCATCAATGTTTCCAACATCAATTTTGAATACTCTTTTCTCACCCGCACGTATGATACGATAGGTAAGCATTGCATCTTCTGCCATAATTAATTGACGGAAAACACGTCTAACCTTATTTAACATTGATGAACCATAAGGTAAGTATTTGTCGTCACCAAGTAATCTAAAGTGAGCAACTTCAAATATGTTGAAATCGTCACCAGTTTCTCTATTTCTAAATTTTATGGTTGGTTTACCTTTATGAATACGTTCAACACGTTCCATTTCATAATTAACCAACTGTTTAATGTGTGTAATTCCTTTTTTCTTTTCTCCTAAAATATAAACAAAATTATCACCATATTTTACTAAATTTCTTGTCCAAAACGGCAAGTTTACGTTTACGTTTATAATATCGTAAAACAATTCCTGTAAATGTTCTCGTATTCTTTCTTTATCGGAATAAACATTCAACATTTTCCCATTATCACCAACAGTTGTCGCTTCTTCCATCATTAAATCAAGTGCTGACGCAATTAATGGATAATATTCCATACCTTCAAAATCTAAATAAGCAGGAAGTCTCGCTGCTTCATATTGCATGGCTTTTTGGAAACCATGATCTGTTGTACGGAAAAACTTGTCTTCCAACGATTTCTTTTGTTGGAGTTCAAGACCCTTTCTTTGTATATCTGCGGGTGAACTACCCTTGATAATTATTTTTGGTTGATCACTTTGAATAGGAGCATCAAATCCACGTCCAGATTCTAAACCAAAAAAACTATTTAAATTTTGATATGTAGTTTTATTATTTTTTTCTTCTGCCATTTTTTATAAAATTTTATACTTTTTTATAAATACTATTTATTTTTGAAAATACCTTTAATCTAAATACTTTATTTTTTCATTCCAGCAAACAACCAAGAATTACTTCCATAAGGATTTCTCTTATTTACATTAAAGTCTGGTGTTCTAGTATCTTTATTTGGATCATCATCTTTCGGTTTTTTCTCTATAACATCATCACCATGTATTTTCAACATAGCATCTAACATTTTTTTCGTTTTAGATTTTTGACTAGCAGCATTATGCATTTGATAGTTTACTACGTAAATTGCACATGCCGTAGGTATAATTGAATCATCGTGGAAAGTTCTTTTATGATCCGCAATACGACTACCACCAACAGTAACAAATGTTTTTAATTCTGTAAGCAATCGTAATGATTTAATGGTAATTTCACTAAGATGTATCGCTCGTTGAAGTTCGGTTAATACCGATCCTCTGTTTTGATTGATAAGAAAACCGGGAACTAAATCAACTTGAGATACTGATCCATCAGGTAATGTTTTAGAACCTAATTTAATATAACCCGAAAGCATGTCTCTTGTTGGTTTATGCGTTATCTCAGAATAATGAATACTATCCATTGGATAACCCAATTCAAATAGTTTTTCAATAGGTTGTACACCAACAGAACCAGTCACATCACAAATAACATACGCATCATTATATTTTTTACCATATAAAAATGCTAATTCACCCAATGTCGATGGACGTAGCTTATTGTAATATTCTGCAACTTGTACCAATCTATGTCTTGTAATTTTCTTCTTTTTAACCCTACCATGAGAATTCACAACCTTTTCTTCTGTAAATTCAGCTATTTTATAAATATTAATTGTAGAAAAATCATCACCATGACCAGCAGATGCGTCTATTGTTAAAACATATTCTTCCATTGGTAGTGGGTCTTCCCAAATCCACATTTCCATATCAACATATTCCTGACGAATTGGAGTCATTATTTCATTCTCTTCAATTCTTTTCAAATGTTCTTCTGCAATAAAGTTATCTCCTGATCCAAGAAACGAACACAAAAGTTCTTGTGCCAATTTCTTCATGTCACCATTATAACCTCTTACTTCTTTTTCAAACCAAGAAGATGTTGCTTCCCAACCATCCTCAACCATTTGTCTACGTTTAATATGATCCCAACGTTCATCAGTAACACGTATTTCCGTTTCTTTTCCTTTATTTTTAACCCATTCTAAATCAAACTCACCTTCTTCTCTACCTAAAACAGGATTATCATAATCTTCTTCATATTCTCTCTTATAGATTGTGTAGCGTGGATCATTGTACCACCATAATTGAATAGCATTAAAATTATTTTTCTTACGAACTGCTGTTTCGAATGTTTTGTAGAATACAGGATCAAGACCATTTGGAGTTGAAACGAAAATTGCTCTACCCCCTGTTTGTAAGGTTGGTCGTGCAGAAGTCCAAAAAACATCTGCTCTCTCAGTCCATGCTGTTTCATCCCAAAATAATAGAGTTGGTGTATATCCACGAAGACCTTTTGAAGAGAATGCACGTAGCTGACAATCGTTGTCATAGTGTTTATGCTTCATGGTATCTCTAAAGATAGGATCGGGTCTAAGCCAATCAGGACATTTCTCAATGAAATCTATAACTTCACGCATCATTTCATCTCTTGCTGTCTCTAATTTATCTGCAACAATCGCAACGTTTCTATGTTCGTTAAACATAACATACCAAGCAATGTAACCACATGTTGTTGTTGATATACCTGCCTGACGATACTTATTTGCAACATTAAATCGGTGTGTATGATACGCTCTAATTAAATCTTTTTGGAATGGGAATAAATCAAATGATATTATCATACCACCATCACCTTGTGTTTGGTCAAAAATGGTAAGATATGTACATATGAAGTATATTGGGTCTTTGGCACATCTTTTAATTTCTTCAAGTTGTTCTGCAAAATTTAAATCCTTTGCCATCTTTTCTTCACCAGATAGTGTTACCACGATCTGCTCTCCGGGCATTTGATTTTTTCTTAATTCATCTGCCTTTTTTCTAGCTTCATGTTTTTGCTTTTCTATATCATCATTATGTGGAATAGCACTTTGATGTTCAGGAAACTTTTCTTTAGATTCTGCCATTTTTAGGTTTTTTCTATATATAAATAGTTTTAAACAAAAAACCACTGACTTTCATCAGTGGTCTTCGATTTTAAGGAAAATTTGATATGACAAACTAATTGGAAATTTTAATGTTTTTGGTTTGAACAAATTTGTCTTTTCTTAAAATAATATCTCTTTCAATTAGTGTTTTTTCTACATCATCTAAACTCATACCATAATGAAAAACAAGTACATCAATACCTGCTTCTTCTGTTTCTTCTTCACTTAATCCTTCAAAAATATTGTTATATTTATCATCATCAATATAATTATTATCCTCTCTTTCTTTTTCATATGCAAGACAATGGATATTATAATACCCATGCATGTATTCACGGTCTACAGCTTCGTGTAGACAAAATAAATCGAAAGAATCTGTTTGTAATGATACTATTTCGCTTATGTATTCATCAGTTGGTGGTTGTGCATTATCACATGCAGGTTCTAAATCCCAACCCCATGAATCATAATCTATATTTGTAGGATTTTTAGAAAAAATAAACTCATATAGTCCCTGATTTTTTGAGTTATACCCAATTTTCAGAACATATATGAGTTTAAGTTCATTATTGCTCATTTATTTTATTTTATTTTTCACTTCACGACCATATACATTCCATTGCTCGTCAATCATCTTGTCGAGTTTCTTGAGTGCAGCAGGTTTTTCTGATTCATTCATCATTGGTTTTCTTTTTCCTGCTTTTTCTTCTAATCGTGCTTTAACGTAGTCTCTAACTTTTTGCTCACTTTCGCTTACACCACCAACTACACCTAAACTTTGTGCAGGGGGAGCAAATTCCATTACTGGTTGTTCTGATTCTTCACCCTCAAATCTCTTTTGATAACCAGTTTCACCACCTTGTTTAATAGCATTCATCATTGACATTACTATTTTTTGTGCTGAAATTGGTTCTTGACCACCTTTTTGTGCTTGAGTATTAAATTTGGCAATTGTTTGACCTAATTTGGTTGCATCTTGATTGATGTCATTAACAATTCTGTTTGCAGCACCCTTATGATAAGTTTGCTTAACACCTTTTGCTTTGTCACCAACATAATCAACACCCTTTTGCATTGCACCTGCAACTGCTTGTTGTGCTTGAGCAGCTTTATCAGCTACTTTTTGCCCTGCCTTTTGACCAACACCTGCAATACCTGCTCCAACATTCTTAATGTCTCTCCAACCAAATTCATCAATTTTTTCACCTTCATCAACTTCTTCATTACCACCTTCTGCTGTTTCATCATCAACATTTGGAGTATCATCTACTTCATCAGGACTATCTTCTACATCTGCTTCAACATTTTCATCGTCTTCCGCACCAAATTCTTCTTCTGGTGCTTCTGGAACTTCAATATCAAACGAACCGGGAGAAAGTTTTTCTTCGTCAGCAGGTTCATCATCAGCAGGATTTTCTGCTGCAAAAGCATCTGCTTTTCCAAGGAAATCCTCATGACCATAACCCATCATTTCGTCTCTAACTTCTGGTGTTAAAAGAATAACTACTTTTCCAAAATCACCATCATTCATTCCTTCACCATGAGCACCTGCATAACCACTAAGTAAATTAGCTAATTCCATTCCACCTGCACTACCAACATCTTCATATCCTCTTGATTGTGCGTAACCATCGAATGGACCGCACTCAGCACACATTTCACCACCTTCGGTAACTTCTTCTTCACCTGCACCTGCTGGAATTTCTGGAATATCATCAACTGGTGCTGGTTCTTCTGCTGGTTCTTCTGATTCTGGTGGTAAGTCTTCACCTGCACCTTCATCACCCTCTAATTTATTTTGAATTTTTAATTTATCGTTATGAGATAATTTCTCGGTATCCAATGGTTCGATTGCTTGATTTGCAAATTGAACTATTTTTTCATCAGATAACTCTAAATCTCTAACTATTTCACCGAACTCACCAAGTTTACTTTGTGCTTCTCTTTCTGCTTCTTCACTAGATTCTCCACCTGCTTCACCTGAAATTTCATCTTCCATTCCCGCCATTGGGTCTTCTTCTCCACCTGCCATAGGATCAGCCATTGGGTCTACACCCATTTCTTCTCCACCTGCTAATGGATCATCAGCAGTCGGCATTTCACCACCTTCTGGTGGTAATTCTTCTCCACCTGCCATAGGATCACCTACAGGTTCTTCTACTGGTGGTGCTTCAACTTCCATACTATCCAAAGCATCTGCTGCTTGATCTAATTCATTATCAATGTCTTCACCATCTTCTCCAACTGCTTCTGCAACTGGATTAGGAAGATTAGTTGTTGTATCATTTGCTAATGTATCTTCTGGATTCAATTCTGAATCAGCAACAATTAAAGATGCTTCACTTTCAGTCAATGCATCAAGTGCTTTCATTGCTTCTGCAACTGGATTAGGAAGATTAGTTTTAGTTTTATTTGCAAGCGAATCATTTGGATTCAATTCTGAATCAGCAACGATTTCTGATTTACCACTACCTTTTGCAGGATCACTGGTTTTATTCACCAATGAATCACCTGTTTTTATTTCTGAATCAGCAGTTGAAAGTGCTTTTTCTTCTGCTACTATATCTTTTTTAGACGCTTTGGGTTCTAATTTTGTACCCTTTTCTTCCTTTTGCCCCTTATCTGGCTGGTTATAAGAGTTGTAAGGTGCTTGTGGTGCTTCATGACCTGTTTTATTGTCTACTTGATCAGCATCTTTTTGATCTGAATCTTCGGTAGACATTGCACCTTTGTCTGTTGGATTATCTTCGAAAGGATCACTTTTTTGATCATCCTCATTTACAGAGATAGCATCTGCCTTAGGTCCATCATCTTCTTTATCTTCCAATGGATCACTTTCAGTAGATTCTTCTGCATTATTTACGATTGGATCAGAAGCACTACCTTTTGCCAATGCTTTATCTGCAATAGCTTTTGCATTCCCATCATTGATAGGTGCTTGAGGTTTCTCATGCTTTTTGTTCACATCGTTGGCTAATGATGCACCAGCATTAAGTTCTGAATCGTCCGTAACCAATGGAGACGCTTCTTCTTTCAAGTTTGCATCTGCTTGGTTTACAGCAAGTGATTTTGGATCACCTTTCTTTTTAGGAATTGAATCTTTACCCATTGCTTTTTCAGCTTCTGCTTTTGCATTACTGTCATTAATAGGTGCTTGAGGATTTTCTTTACCCTTCTTGTCAGGTAAAATATCACCATCTTTCACTTCTGAATCAGCAGTTACTATATCTTCTTCTTTAAGAAGACCCAATGCTTTTTTAACAGCAATATCTGCTGCTTCGGGCATTAAACCTCTTTTCTCAACACTTGTCTCAATATTTTCAGTTAAAGTTGATTTAAATTGTTTTTCAAATTTTTTTTTATTACCAGCTTTTCCTTCATTTATCTTACTTCTAAGAAATTCGAAAGGATTGTCAACTTTTTCTTCTACCTTTTCTTCTTTGAGAATTTCTACTGGACGTAGAGAAAATGCTTCGTTTAAAGATTTGATATATATGTTTCTTTGCTTTTCAGCTTCACTAAGTGAGTGATATTCATAAAGATGCTTGTTTTCTAAACCACCAATATATGCAAAATCAGAAGAGTCAAGTTGAGAATTTTGACTATTTGATTTCTTAATAAAGTATCTATGATTTTCTTTTACAATACCATAATTAGTTCCTTCACTACTCTTTTGGAAATCTATTAATGTGCCGTTTCCGTTATTTTCATTTATATTAGACTTTTTATCTGTGCCAGCCAAAGCGTTAAGTCTACTATAGAAATTTTTTTCTGATGGTTTTCCCATTTTATCTAAATTTTTATCTTAAATTAATTTTTTATGCCTAATTACATTTTTTTATAAATACTTTCGTTAAATTAAAAAAACATGATAATGAAAATTTATTGGATATTTGTAACCCAATTATCATTTTTTTCGTATGATTAATTAAACAATAGATATTATTATGAAAAAGTTTATAGTTACAACATTTTTGGTTTTCTCATTTATTTTATCCTATAGTCAACCAAACCTAA